AACTTCAAAATATTTCTTTGCAACTTTTCTTTTGTTTAGTAAATATTTATATAGCAAACTAGCAATATTACTATCTATAGCATTTTTTATGACTAGATATTTATTGCTTTTAAAACTCATACAAATGGATTACCTAAGTTCCAACATACTAAAGAGTGTCGAACTCCTTTTGTTACTGGTTTTACCCTATGCCAAACAAACGATGGAAATACTATTATACTGCCTTTCTTTCTAATTTCTTGACATATTCTAGGCTGACTACCTGCATCTGTATCTCTAAAATCAAATTCAAGGTCTCCACCTTCATATTCATCTGGATTAGATAAAGATAAAGTCATACTAAGCTTTCTTATCTTGCCTATTTCGTTTGGACTATCTGGACTGTTATAAGGTTCATCATGTGAGTCACAGTGCCAATCATAAAACTGATCTTGTTTATATTCTGTAAATTGACAAGCTTGCGACCAATCCCATTGAAAATTCCAACCTGCATTGTTGTTAGCTGTATTTATATAAGGATGTATCTCTTTATATATCCAGTTATCTGACATCCAGACTACATCTGATTTTCTTTTCTTTTGTAAATTTTTTAAGGCTTTGAAAGAAAGTTTGTGACCTGTTTTAACGTTGCCTATTAGTGCTGTTTCTTTTTGTTGTTCCTGCCCATATTTGACTATATCATCACATATTCTTTCAGGTATTGCTGATTCAAAGTACCAGTAATAATATTTTAAATTCAAACTATGAGACCCAATTATTCTCTTTTACATATTTATAAAGTGCTCTCATATCCCACATACCTGATGCTACTGTATCGCCAGCTTCCTTTATTATTACAACTCCAGAACCACCCGTTCCTCCAGTTCCGCTTGGTGAACTACTTGTATGTTGTGCTCCACCAGCTCCTCCGCCTAAATTTGCTGTTCCGTTTTGTGCAGCAGCTCCTGGACTACCTCCATTACCGCCTCCACCAGAGCCTCCTGAGCCTCCATTACCTTGGAAATAACCACCACCGCCACCACCGCCAGCGTATGTTACATCTGAACCTGTTATTGTTGATGGTGCTCCTGCACCTCCAGGTCCACCTGTTAATCCTGGTGATGTTCCTGTATTACTGTTACTGCCTGTGCCTCCTGCTCCTCCGCCACCTGCTCCTGAACCTGCATTTGCTGGGGGTGATATATTAGCAGAACCTCCATCGTTACCTTGTGATGGACTTACTGGGGGTGTATTACCTGAACCACCAGAACCTGGAAAACCTGGTTGATCTGGAGCAACAGCTCCTGAACCACCTCCAGAACCTCCGCTACCTCCGCCTGGTCCACCATTAACTCCTCCAAAACCACCACCTGCAGCAACTTGTGAAAATGCAGATGAGTTGCTTCCAGCAGAACCAGCAGTATCATTGCCACCGCCTGAGCCACCACCTCCTACTACTATAGGATATGTTGTGCTGCCTGAGACTGGTACATTTGTTAAATTTCTAAAACCGCCTGCTCCACCTGCTCCGCCATAGAATCTACCTGCTCCACCACCGCCACCTCCGACAATTAGAACGTCTACGGAAGTGGTTGAAGATTGAGTTGTGAAGTTATCTGAACTGTTAAATGTACTTATTAAATCACTGGCAGAGGGTTCATTATCTACGCCTCTTATGCCACCATTAAGTCCTGCCATTATATACTACTCCATTGTGATGTGTCTGGATTCCAAACATAATTATTACTTCCAAACTCCCCTAGCCATCTTAGATTCGATTCATCCCAAAAAATAGATAAAGGATTTGAATCTACAAATAATTCTGATGGAAATGCAACGGGTGCTTGCCAATCATTGTTTGAATCGAGTGACCATGAATTATATGGTTTAGGTGCTATGAATACATCCTTACCTGAATCATAAGAATAGCCTACCCCTGCATATTGTTTTCTAGCATTGTTGTTATAAGAAGTTTGTTTCCATGCTGAACCACCAGATGAAAAAGGCACTATGCTTTCTACATAGCTTTCTGCTTCTGTTGAGTAGTCTCCACCATTTGCATCAACTTGTTCATTTGATATAGATACAACTCTTAAAACTTCATTACTTGAATTTAATTCTGCAAAGTAAGCCATAGTTAAATGTCCTATTATGCGTCATCTAATATTTCACCAGAAACTACATATTCTAAATCATTGTTAGCTGAACCAACAATTCTTAGTAAATCAGTCTCATCTAAAAATATTTGTGAATTTTTATCTATTACGACTAAGGTTGAATCTGCAGGCACTGCTACAGTCTTAGCTAGATGATAAAAGTTTGAACCATTATCTACACTAACAGAAACACTTACTGTCGCTGAGTTTGTGCCATCTACATTAGCAACTAAGATAGAATTAATCTTTCTTGTTTTATCTGCAGCTACATCAATTATGTCTACATTTGATGTAGTCACTGCACCAGCTATGGTAAAAGGTGTTACTGACGTTACATTTACTAAATTTGGTGTTGCCATATTATTTCTCCTATATTATCCAAATATTAAGGCAAAAGCTACTGCTCTGCCATTTGTTGCAACTCTACTTGAGTTTTCTGTTATATTCCCAGTTACTGATAATGCTTGTGCCATAGCTACATTTTGATTTTCATCTATAGCTATAGCTGGATTACTTCCTACTGTACTGCCTTGTCCAATAATTAAATCGTCAGCACTATCATCTAAACCTATGTAAAAGTCTTGAGCATTGCCATCAAAAACTATTGAAGTATCAACTGCTGCTCCATCTCCTATAACTACTGAGTCATCATCAAGTATTAATATAGGATTTGTCCCTACTGTTGACCCAACTCCCAAAACTAATTTATCTGCTGAGTCATCAAGACCTATGTAAAAATCTTTAGCATTACCATCAAAAATTAAACTAGTATCTTCTGCTCCGCCATCTCCTATAGTTAAACTAGGTGTTGTACCATTTATAACAACTGGACTAGCTATTGAAATACTAGACCCATCTGCTGATAAACTATCTAATGCAATATCACCAACGTTAGTTATATTGGCATCATTAAAAGATGTTGCTCCAAATGTATTAGATGCTGCAGTGGATGTGATTCCTGCTGCTGCTGTTATACCTCCGCCATCAGCTATTGTGATAGCGTTATCTCCATCGGTAAAACCTATATTAGCAGTCTGCACTTCACCACTCACCAATAAATCACCACCCACTGACGCATCATCCGTGACTGTTAAGTCATCACTTACTTTTAAATCTACTGTTGATAAACTAGCAAAAGCATCATTTACTGCTGCACCCGAACCTGCACCATCTAAATAAACTACTTTTACATCACCTGCACCAATAGTTACAGTAGAACCAGAGCCTTGTTTTATTATTATATTTTGACTGCCTGAAGTTGCGTTCTCTATAAAGTGAACTCTTTTTAATGTATTTGGACCTATTGTTATAGTACAAGCACTATCTAGAGTACCTGTATATTTAATATACATAGCTCTAGCCTCATCAGCCGAACCATCAGCTACAGTAGAAGCATGAGTATCTGCATTTGTTGTAATAGCTTCTGTGCCAAAACCTAAACCTTCTCCAACTAATTCTAAATTTGTATTAGTAGAAGTACCCCATGTTCCAGCTTCATCACCTGTAGCTATTTCTTTTAATCTTAAATTGTTTACATATGTTGCCATAAATTTTCCTCGTTATGCCACCTCTTGCCAATTAGGAGTTTGAGATGTATCTATATTAGTATAGTTTGGTGTTTGTGAAGTGCTTACGCTACTCCATACAACAACTCCACCTAGTCCTGATACTATTGCATCTAGAGTTACAGGTGCATTTGCATTTGCTACTGGTGTAACACTTCCTAGTGAAGATGTTAATCCAAACCCTGTTACAGATAGATTGTTGTTAGTAATTAATGATTCTGAGCCTAAAGCAGATGTTCCTACTAATCCTGTGACTGCTACATTAGCTGCTGCACTTACAGATTCATCTCCTAAACCAGATGTGGCTGCAACTGCACTAACACCAGATACAGTGCTAATAGAAACAGTTTCATCACCTAATGCAGTTGTACCAGCAACACCCGTTACTGCAACTGCTATTGGTTCACTCCAAGCACCTTGACCCCAAGTGCCTCGACCCCAACCATTAATTATAGCCATACTTAAGCTATTCTAATTATTGCGTTTGAAGAATCGGCTGCAGGGAACTGTATCGTAAAATCTCCAGCAGTAGATGTTTTATCTCCGCCAAAATCTAGAACACAAACTGCAGGGTCTCCTGAAGCAGTATCATTAAATATTAAACAGCCTCTTGCTGTAACACTTGCATTACTAAATGTTAAATCTGCAAAGTCAGTAAGTGCAGTAGTTCCAGAAGTAGAAGGGTCAACTCTTGTTAGAGATGCTCCTTTAGCTGTATAGTTTGTACCACTAGCTTCATTAGAAGTAGTGTATGCTGTAGTGGATGCGTCTAAACTAGCAGAACTTGTATAAAGTGCTAACTTAAAATCATTGCCACCTGAGTTTTTAAAATTATGTACACCCTCTAAAAGTTCTTTCTTAAATGATGTACACATTGCTTGCGTAATCGCCATTATAATCTCCTTACAATATCAGCCATATCTTTATGACCTTGTTTCTCTAGCAAACCTGCCACAGTTGCTCGATCACTTGATATAGCTTGTTTCATGTATAGTAGAATTAAATTAGTGATAGAGTCTTTAAAAGCCTCTGCTTGTGCTTTAACCATTGGGTCTGCATTATCACTAATTGCAACTAATCGTTCTACTATTCTTTGTGTCCAGTATTCAGGACTTAATCCTTCATTATGTGTAGTCTTAACTCCTACTTCACCTATTCCTGATTTTACATCTACACTAAACATTATGATCTTGGTACTCTATATACATCATCTCTATAATGATCTACAGTATTTTCTCCCTCACCTAAAGTTTTTAATCTTGCTAATGCTTGTTCATATCTTTTTTCATAAACTTGCATAAGTGCTAAATCTCCTTTCATGTAAACATAAGCTTCTAATATAGAGCCATAAAGTAAAGCATTTTCTGCATTTGTTGATAACCACGTTGTACCACTTTCTGCTCCTGCAGTTATTGAAGTAGGTTTGTAAAAATAGTGTAGTTCGGCTACAAAAGTTGCATTAGGAGTTGGTCCTAGTATAAAAGTTGTATTATCAAATAAAGCATAGTGCTTTGGTACTCCAGTAGTTGAAGCATTAGGATATGCCTCTCTAATAAAGTTAACATCTTTAAATAATAAAAATTCTTGATTATCAGAATTAGTTATAGTCAAAGAAAAGTTATCTAAAAAATCTGATGGTGTATTTAAGTATTTATTACCTGAAGTTACAGTTCCTTCTACATTTTTACGAAAAACAGGTAGCTTTACTGTTTTTAAAATTCTTACCTCAGCTTGTTCTATTATTTTAGGCAAATCAGAAACAAATGTTGTTTCAGTATTTTCTAAATAATTTTGCACTAAACTTTTTAATTCTGCATAAGTCATCCTGTAACCACCTTAACTTTTCCTGTATTTGCCCTAAGAATCATGCCTGTACTTGAAACAGGGTTAAATCCAAAATACGAAGTTGATTCTTTCTCGCCTCCATCTGGTCTAGGATTAAACAAAGCTTCTGGGTCAGAAGTATTTAATCGACCAACTTGGAATTGTGGGTGATCTGGGTCAAAACACTCTGGACATACACGTAAACCATTTCTAGTTTCATCTTCTATTTCGTATCTAAGTTCTTTTAGTTTATACGTGAAACCACATCTATCACATTGTCCTAAAGCTTTTCTACCAACTGCGTATGCCATAATTAATAAACTGTTCCACCTGGAACAAACTTGACTGCTGCCCTTTCTCTATCAGACTCAGATACTTCATTCCATAATTCTAGATATCTACCTCTAATCATATTAACTCTATTAAGAGCTTCTGGTTCTTTACAAGCTATGTTGTAAGCCAGTGCATAAGTTAGACAAGGTAAATATTTAGCAGGCACGTCTGCATTATTACTAGCGACATTCCCTGCATCTTCTATTCTTTTAATATAATCATAAACTAAAGT